GGCGGGGGGATATAAAAACGCGTTTGATTTGGAAATATCTTGGACGGAATTGCAAGGGATATTGTCGGCAATGCGAAAAATTGACCGCAAATTTGGACCACGTAAAGTCAAACAGATTGCACGAAATTCGGCCAAATCATTGCGAACAGAAATGCGGAATCTTGCACCAAAATATGATAAACCACAAAAGTCAAAATGGTACATGAAAAAATCGGTTCCATATAAAAAAGGGTCATTGAAACGGTCCGTTGCAATAAAGTCAACACGCAAAGGAATTTTGGTCATGCCGAGAATGGGAAAACGAACGTCGTCAGTTTTAGGCAAACCAAATTTGGACGGATATTACGCACACATAGTCGTGGAAAAATCGTCAAAGGGTAAAGATTTTATTGAAAAAGCCAGATTGGCGAAAAAAAATGAAGTGTTGCGAAACATGGAAAACGAAGCAAAAAAATTAATCAAATGGTAGGTCAATTATTTAAATATTTATTATCGTGTAATAGTACAAACGACGACAATCCCGCATTTGAAATTTTGGAAATTTTGGGAACGGAAGGAACGTCAACGAAAAATATTTTTCCAAATGTTTTGCCGCAAAATTATGGAACACCCGCCATTGTTTACACAATTACAGGAAATGAACCGTCAAAAGTTAAAGAAACAAAAGCAATTGCAACAACGGTTGAAATTGAACTTGATATTGTGGCCGAAAACTATTCCGTTGTCAATTCCTTGGTCAATTTAATTATTCCATATTTACACAGATATAAAAACACATATAATTCCGCAACGTCTTTAAATATTGGGTATGGTACGCCCAACAATTCATTTGCACGATTCGGTCCGCCATGTACGGGACCCATTCAATATGTGGGCGGTTTTCAAATCATTGATTGTTATTTTATTAATTCCGTTGAAAATTTTGACGAAAAACTTGAATTATTTCGCAACACTTTAAATTTTAAATTAACATATATAAAAGACATCACACAATTTGAACCCGAATTATATTTAAAATTAGAGGAATTAAACTTAATGGCAACGATTGTCAATTCAAATGATAATCCACTATATTCACAACCAATTGCATTGAATCAAGGTGTCAATGCAATATTTGCACCAAATTTGCATGTTTCAAATAATGACAACGTGGTTGGTGACGTATTAAACGGCACATATCCTTTATTTAAGGACCCGTCGGATTCAAGCAATACAAATAGACCCATTTTAAAACAAAGCGTCTTAAATCCGCCCAAATACAACAAATTGAATTATTTAGATTTTGACATAAGTAAATTTTTGGCGGGAAGTGCGTTTTTATCATTAAGAAAATTAAAAGAATATACATTTTTTTCGGTTTTTACTTTGCCCGATTCCAAACATGCAACCAAGGGTGCCGCGTTTTTTTATAAATTATCAACGGACACAGGATATGAAGCCGCGTCAATTTATGCGTCAAGTGAAAACACAAGTGGAGATTCGGGGTACACATATTTTAAAATTAAAGGAACCGTGTTGAAATCAAGCGGACACGAGGGGTTTGAAATTTTTTCCATTTTATCATGGCCATTTTTAGGAATAGACCCGAACGCAAGTTTTGAAGACCCGATTTTTATTGCATTTAGTTTAGAAAAAAACAGTGATTCAAAAATTTCGGGTGAATATAAATTGATTATGTCGTCATATCCTAATTTAAATTTAGGTGATAATGGAATAAATTCAACGTGGTCCCGTGAATCGTCGGGGGGTTTTGATTCGGATAATTTATTTGTTTATTCGTCAATTCACACGGACGTTTCAAGTTTTGACCCCAATTTTGGAAACACAACACCATTGAATGATAAAATTAATATTTATGATGTTTCAATGTTTCCTGAAAAAATAGATTTTGGAACCACTAAATTTGAATATATAAAACGGAATATAATTGAAAAACATAGCATGTTAAATTTAACGGACTAAAACATGATTGGAAAAGCAATTTATAAATTATTAAAAAACGAAGTTTCGGACCTTGCAACGGGCGGAATATATCCCGTCATTATGCCGCAGAACCCAAATGATTCAAATAATTTTCCCGCCGTTATTTATACAACGTCAATTGAAACAATGGATTCAAAAGACGCGGAAATTAACATGTTCAAAGCAACCGTGGAAATTCAAGTCGTGGCCGAAAGTTACGATTCCGCAAATAATATCAGTAGAAAAATTAAATATATTTTTGACCATTATGTTGATAGAAAAACAAAACAATATTCGGACCCAATATTTATTGAAGGATTTAAAACAAAAGACGGATATTCACACAATTATGTTTCAAATATAAATATTGACAATGTTTTTTTTCAAGACAATGACGACGATTATTTTGACGAATTATATTTATATTCAATAACTAATTTATATGATATTTATTTTTATAATAATATTAATAAATTTAGTTTTGACAAAGGTGGTTTAATTTCAAACCCTTTGACGGTATCTTTAGACGCAACACAAGTCACATCAGAAAATAAAAGCGGTTTAATATCGGCATTAACAACGGGTCAAGTTTCTTTAGGAAATGGCGGAAATCCGCGTGTGTGGTTGAATACAAATGGAAATTTTGAAGGCAAAGAAACGGCGTCAAGTGATGTTTCGGAATTTAATCGTTTTTTGTCAATTGGTTCACCTAAATATTACAATGACACAACCTTTGCACACATGAGATTTGGTCAAGCGGTTGCGGATTCATTTCATTTGTCAGATTTGTCGGGTAATCTTAAAACACTATCAATTGAATATGGTGCATTGTTTATTTTAGTTTATAGACCAATTACAGTTGGACAAAATATTTTGTTGGGTGATTTTGATATTGATGCGGGATATACAAATTCGTCGTTATATTTAACACACACAAAAAACGGTTCCGACATCACAATCAAATTCAATCCACGTGGTTTTTTTGATAATTTTTCAAGTGAAACGGAAACATTAATCACAACAACAGATTCCGCAAATTATTGGGACGCCGATTTGCATTTTATTGCATTGTCAGTTGGTGGCAACAAAGCAAACACGGGTGGTTCAAAAAATCAAAAAGGTTGGTTTGAATATTTTAATTCAACATACAATCCTAAATTGACAACGGGCCAAATTATTAATGATAATAGTTTTTCGGGCAATACGAATACTTATAATAAATCTTGTACCTTTGCAAGTGTGGGCGGTTGGGCGAATGGAACGGGTAGTTCGGGAATTAATATTCATGAATTATTAATTTTTGTCCCCGAAGGAAAAACCAAAAGAATTGATGTTGATTCGGCACCGTTTCAACCAACGGACATCATTTATAATGAAGCAAAAAATTATATCTTTAGTAAATATAAAAATCTAAAATAAAAGTATATGTATTATCCAATTTTAATAAAAGACAAAACCCCAAATGTGAAGGGTGAAAAATATGGACCCGTTGACATAGAATCATATAAAATATTATACAACAACGGATTCATTGAGGACGATATGGGTTTAATAAAAAAGAAAAACACAAAGAAAAAAACAGAGGACAACGAAAAAAATGATTAATCTTTTAAAATTTTAAAAAATGGCAACAGTAGTAAACGGAACAAATATGATTGTTCAAATTGACGATTCCACGTCACCAAGTGCGGGGGGTCTTACAACGATAGCGGCCGCAACGTCTTGCACATGTTCAATCACAATCAATATGGGTGAAGTGACGGACAAATCAAGCGGCGACCGTCAAGAGTTTATCGGCCTTGGTACGACATGGACTATTGACGCAGAGTGTTTTTATAATGAAGACGGAACCGTTGACATGCAAACTTTATTTCCAACGGCATACGGGGACGCAAATGCGTCACAAAATGATGTGGTTCAATATCCACGTGAAGTTTATGTCCGATTTCAAGGAAGTTCGGCGACATATTCGGGTGCGGGTTACATCACTTCATTAAGTGCAAGCGGTGGGACCGAAGACGCGGGAACAATGTCGGTGTCAATCCAAGGAACGGGAACTTTGACGCAAGCGTAATCAACTAATTTAATAACAGTAAAAAAAAGAAAAAATGGCAGTAAAAGCAATATCGGGTTCAAGTCTTATTTTAGGAATGGACCAATCGGACAATCCCGCAGGGGGGTCGGAAACATTTGTGAATATTGGTGGGTCAAGTTCATGCACGGTCAATATTTCACAAGAAACGATTGACACGACTTCAAAAGATAGTGGGGGGCGAAAATCCTTCATTGGTGGTGCGTCTTCATGGACTTTAGATTGTGAAGCGTTTTTCACGGACGGAACTTCGGACGGTGAAACGGTGCGTCCATCAACACTATTTGACGCCCTTGACGGTGGATATAGAGTGGCAATAAAATTCCATTGTGACACGGGTCAAACAGGTGCGAAAAAATATCAAGGTTGGGGATATATCACGTCATTATCAGTGAACGGGGCGGTTTCTGAATGGTCAACATATTCAATCAGTATTCAAGGCGACGGACAATTGACACAATCCGCCGTTTAATTTGGGCGTAATGTTTTTTTGTATTTCTTTAATATCTTTGAGGAAAATATATAGACATGACTGAATTAAAAAAATTAGCAATTGGCGGTGAATTAAGACCGATTCATTTCGGGTTCGCCGCCCTTTCGCAATGGTGCGACCTTTCGGGATTAGGATTGAATGAACTTCACAAAATTGGTGAAAATATGTCGTTGACAAATGCAATTGATTTGATATTTGTTGGACTTAAACACGGTGCAAGGAAATCAAAAGAAAAATTTGAACACACTTCCGACGACGTTGCCGATTGGATTGACGACGAAGGAATGGACGTTTTCAATGAAGCAATGGAAATATTTTCAAATCAAATGGCGAAAATGAATCCAAGTGACCAAAAAAAAAAGAAGACGACAATGAACAAATAGAATCAGAAATTTTGGACCTTGAACATTTTTTAAAATTAGGTCTTGGATATTTAAATTTGACATTGGACCAATTTTGGGACTACACGCCGCGATTGTTACAATTACACATTGACGGCAAAATGCAAGCGGAAAAACAAGTCCAACAATCGGAATGGGAACGCATGCGTTTTCAAACTGTTTGTTTAATAAATAAAGACAGGAAGGCCCGAAATCAAATAAAATTAAAGGACCTAATAATATTTGACTGGGAGAAAAAAACCAAAATAAAAAACATTAAAAAAGAGCATAAAAAAGTCCAATATTTAATGTATAAAGCGAATAAAGAGCAGAAAAAAAATGAACAATAATTTGACCATGTCTTACAGAGGTGAATTAATTATCTTTTTATTTTTATATATATATACTACAAAACAATGAAAGTTGCTTAAATCAAAGATTTTGACCCTTAAAATGAATTTCAATATAATTATTAAATAAGCAAAAAACCATTAAAAAATGGCAAAATCAACAAAGACATTATCGGTATTTTTGAACCTTAAAACGAAGGCATTTCAATCAAGTTTGAAACGTATGGAACGCCGCATGAAAAAATTTGGTGCGGGAATGAAAAACGTGGGTGCGAGCATGACAAGGAACATCACAATGCCATTAATGGCGGTCGGTGGTGTTGCGGTGAAATTGGCGTCGGACTTTGAATCGTCAATGACAAAAATTCAAACATTGGTGGGATTGCCCGCAAAAGAAGTTGACAACCTTAAAAACAAGGTCATGCAACTTGCGGGAAAAACGGCACAAGCACCGAACGAACTTGCAAACGGTCTTTATTTCTTAACTTCGGCGGGTCTTGATTCTGAAAGTGCCATGCGTGCATTGGAATCAGTTTCAAAGGGTGTTGCGTCGGGAATGGGTACCCAAACGGACCTCGCAAAAGTTGCGGCGGCGGCACAAAATGCGTATGGTGAGGAAGTTTTGTCGGCGTCAGATTCTTTAGACATATTCGGAAAAATGATTCAAACGGGAATGTTTGACGCGTCCGAACTTGCGTCAGTATTGGGAACACAATTGGGACTTGCGTCAAATCTTGGAATTTCCATGGAGGAATTGGGGGCCATGATTTCCACATACACCCGAACCACGGGCGACGCAACGGCGGCCACGAATGGGTTGTCGGCCACAATGATGGCGTTTGCTAAAATCACACCAAAACAGGAAAAAGCCCTGGCAAAAATTGGAATGACAACCGACGGTTTAAAATCAATGTTGGGGGAACAAGGATTGCAAAAAACATTGTTTCATTTGGCGGGTGCATTTGAGGAACAAAACATTCCATTATCTGAATTTTTTAGTAAATCACAGGCATTAAAAGGGGTGTTGGGTGTATTAGGAACACAATCGGAATCCTACACAGAAATATTGAACGAAATGGGAAATTCGGCGGGGTTTGTTGATAGTGCATTTCAAACAACGTCAGAAACGTCGGCATTTAAATTTCAACAGGCAATCACACAATTAAAAGTTGCGGGGGTTGAATTGGGTGCGGCATTACTTCCAATTGTGACACAAATCACGGAAAAAATTTCAGAGTTTGCAAGACGGTTTTCAAGTATGTCGGACGAAACCAAAGGAAAAATAATGATGATAGTTGGGGGCCTTGCATTATTGGGTCCCGCATTTTTTATTGTTGGTTCGGCAATCACAACGGTTGTTGGGTTGGTGTCGGGTTTGTTTACAGTAATATCAACAATTGTGGGTGTGATTGGTTCCGTGTCCACAGGTGCAATATTGCCAATTATTGCAATTGGTGCGGTCGTTGCAATCATAGCGGGTGCCATTGCAATTGTTGCAATTAATATTGTTAAAGATTGGGACAAAGTAAAAATCAAAATTGCCGAAGTAATAAATTATTTTATTGATTTATACAATGAAAACATGTTGTTTCGGACGGCCGTAGAAGGAACAATTGTTCATTTCAAAAATTTATGGGCGGCGGGGAAATTTGCGGTCAATTCTTTAATAGATATTTTCAAAGGTCTTGGAACCGTGTTGTTGAATCTATTTGACGCGGACGCAAGGAAAAAAGCAATTGACGACATGAAAAAATCATTGTCCGAAGGTTTTGCGGCGGCCGTTGAGGAAGTGGGCGACAATATGGACAAAGCAAAAGCAAACATGCGGTCCAAAGAAAAAATTGAATTTATTACGGACGAAGATGTTCAAGGTGCAATTGATAAAGGGGGACAAATGGCAACCGATTTTGTCGGAAATGTAAAAGACAAATTAGGTGAAGGAATGAAAAAATTTTCGGGAATGTTCGGTTTTGATGATATGTTTAATGGTGTTCCGTCGGGTGGTGGTGACGACGGTGGTGACGACGGTGGTGACGGTGGTGGTGACGGTGGTGGTGACGGAATAATTGTCGGGCCAAATGTTGACGAATCATTGACATTGTGGCAACAATTAGGTGAAGGAATCACAGAAGTTTTTGAAACAATAAAAGTTTCCGAACAGGAACTTGCAGACGCAACAACAACCGCGTTCAACGCAATGTCGGACGAAACGGCAAAAGGATTTGACGCGGTTAAAAAACAAGTATATGGGGCCGTTCGTGAAACAGTAAAAGCAAAATTAGTTGAATCGGTTGCGGGATATGCGGCAAGCATTTTCAAGTCGGTTCCGTTTCCATTTAATATCGGTTTGGCGGCGGCGTCGGGTGCCGTAGTTGGACAATTATTCAATTCAGTTATGCCCGCACTTGCGGACGGTGGTCTTGCATTTGGTCCGACAATGGCCCTTATTGGTGAAGGAAGGGGGACGCGGTCCCACAATCCCGAGGTCGTGGCCCCTCTTGACAAGTTAAAAGATTTCATGGGTGGCATGGGTTCAAGTCATTTGACGGGTGAAATATCGGGACAAAATATATTGTTAAGTAATTCACGAAGCGGCAACAGTCAAGACCGTGTCGGGGGTTCGGTTGTTAGTTTTTAAAAGATATAAAATGACTAATTTTGATCGTGAGATTTTTAAATAAAAATTGTAAAATATGGCATGGGTAAAATATGAATCGGAATTTTATAGTGAAAACACAAATTCAACAAATGAAGACCATTCGCGTTGGCGTGTTCAAATATTAGAAAAAACATTCACGGCGGGAGACTTTCACCAATAAAAACAACAACATGTTCATTCAATTACATTATAGACGACACAACGGGGGTTGACCAAATTATTGAAGACTTGAACCAAGCGGCGGCAAACAATGAATCAAATTATTGTTTAAGAATCCAAAAATATTGTGTTGAAACCTCCACATTTCGTCATTGGTGGTATGGTGTTTTATTAGCGGATTTGGCGGTCCTTGCGGACACGTCACCAAATAGAATCATAAAAATTGAAGCGACCGACGGTTTTTCACAATTAAAATATAAAATTTTAGACACGGGGTCGTCGGGATATAATGGCGACCGTTCCGCATTAAATATTATAAAAATATGTTTGAATCAAATCACGTATGTTGGTGATTCCGATTTTGATTTTTTTGACGAATCATTTCCAAACACAAATGCAAACATGATTGCACACATTCCACAATATTACAACAAAGCAATGGGTGCGTTGGACCCAACATGGCGTGAAAATGTAAATCATGACCCATTGGCCCTTGTGAAATTTAATATTTCAATATTTCAAGACGAAAACGGAAAGCCATGGTCTTATTATAAAATATTAGAACAAGTTTTGACGGCGTTTCAATTACGAATTATGATGACCCCCGTGTGGGACGACCAAATCACGGTGGCGGCAGATAATAAAGTCGGACGGCCCATGTTTTTTTTACAAGCCCCTTTGAATTATCATAATAATGACAATAATTCAGATTATCAATCGTATCAATTGATTTTTTATCATAATAAAAGTTTGACGACCGACGTTGCGTTGTCTTATAATAATGATTTTATTTGTGATACGGCAAACCCAACACAAAAATCGGCGGGTTCAAAAGTGATGTTCATGCCGCCTTTATTATCTTATAAAACATTTTATGACCACAATTTATTTAACGCGGTTGCCGTTGGTCCATATTCATTCAGTGCCGCCGATTATCAAAATACATCATTGGCGGGATATGAATTTTCGTCGGGGGGTGATACATGGGGCGGTCTTCAAATGCAATTAACGGGACGTGAAAATATTGGAAATATTGGTTTCACGGACCCATGCAATGAAGTTGCAAAACAAAGAATCTTAATAACGGGCAAAGTGAGTTTGTTTCCAATAGATGTTTTATATTATGAAACGGACGGTTTGTCGGGATATTTATCGGGGAAAAATTTTTGGGACGAATACAACTTGGAATTTATGTATGCGGGTTCGGGGTTTTATATAGCAGCGGACCAAGACACCGTTGTTTTTCCGCGAATGGGTTTGCGTGTGAATACAATTTCCGAATATGTAGGCGGGGCGGGCGGAACTACAATGGACAATTTTTGGTTATATGATACACGATTTGGATATTTATTCGGGTCCGTTCCATGGCAAAATGACAATGGTGTTTCAACGGGGTATCAGTCGGACCAATATCCCGACAATTATCACGGATATTTTGGAAATTATCAAGGTTTGCCGTATCAAATGGCAATTGGGGCGTATGCGTCCGCGTGGGGAACCGACACGGGGGAATCACAATATGGTTGGTGGCGTGGTCCAAATGCAATAAGCCCTTATTATACCATTGATAATCAATGGGCATGGTTTTCACCTTATTATCATGAGGTCACATTGTGGGTCGGAAATAATGGTTCAACATGGAATGGTGATTATTGGTCACAACTTGCAACAAGTTCATTAGAGGAAGTTGAAATTGACATTCCGTTTGCAATATTAACCCCGCAAATTCCGTGGGGACATGGTGAGGGTGCAAGCGGATATGGTTGGTCAAGGATTTCACAAATTGAACTATATGCCGCAGTAAAACGGGACACGGTATGGTCAACGGACGACGGAAATGTTTCGGGTGAATTTCATTATGCGGCATGCAAAGATTGGTTGCATAATCGGGAATTGTTATGCAAAGACCGTGGTGTTGCGTGGTCTTATAATTATAGTGATTTGCGTTGTTATGTTGTAGGTGTGACGGCGGGTCAAGATTCTTTTGACGCGTCTTATGGGTATTGGGAAAACAATAACGGAACACCAACGGAAGAGTTTGTTCAATCACCGCAAATAATAATCGGGGACGAACCCCAATTCAATCCATACGCAGATATTGAAGACCTTGAAGGATTTGGGGGTGATTATGTGGGACAATTTAAAATATACACAACGGCGGACGCGGACGGTTCACCCGAGGAAGGACCCGACACACAAAAGTGGCGAACAAAAGAGCAAGGAACATCAAGTTCCGAGGAAATGAAATTGCATATTAAAAGAGCTAAACAGGCTCTTGCACACCGTATTCAAATAAAAAAGAAATTGGAATTGAATTTTTATGATAGGGACAACGAAAGACAACTTGAACAAAAATGTTTTTCAAACATATTGTTTTGGACTTCTGGCGAATGGTATCAAAATCAATCGGGTGCAAACATTGCATTTATGGTTGCGGGTGGTTCATTTACGGCGGGAACGGGACAATTGAAATTGACCGTCATGGATTGTGTCACATATTCAAAAGATAATTTAATTGACAAATCGTTTAGTTCAACAGGTTAAAAAATAAATATAAAATGTCAAAATTATACGGAAAACGTCTTGAATGGTCAAAGAAAATGGGAACGCGACCAAGTACCCAAGTAAACAAAATGAATTTAAAAAATTTATTGCGTTTGACATCACTTGGACAATCATTTAAAAATAAACGTCAATATGGTGGCATGAACGGAATCCCAAAAGCACCAATCAACGGTGGTGTTGCGAGAAATTTAATTCCCGACGTTTTAAAGAATTGGGACGTTGATAAAAGGGCAAGCATTTCGGGGCCGTTTTACAATTATTTATTAGATAATTGTATTACAACAACGGACGAACATTTGACAACAAATCAAACCAAAACATCAATCACAATCAATGCGGCAAGTTTTGACCGCATGTTGAAAAAAGGGGACACATTTTATATTGTTTGTCGTAAATCATTTAATATGAAACAATTGACATGTGACGCCGATTTGTTACATGGAACCACAAGTTTGTCAATTACATCAACGGTGTTCACAAAATCCGATTGGTTTCCGCAAGGTTCGTTCATAATATCGGACAATAAAAAAATGGTTGAAGTGACATCAAACGCACCATTATTCACAAAAATTGAATTGACAAATCCACAATATAAAAACTTAAATTCAACCCCAATCACATTGTTGTCCGCAGAAACGGGGGTTTTAAAAATACCATTAAATATTTGCGTCCTTTATAATCATGGTGCGGACGAAATGACCGACGTGGATTTATATTTTGGACACAATTTGTCAACAACAATTGGTCAATATTGGGCGTCAATTTCCAAGTTTGCATTTCGGTCAAGAGATTCAATGTTGTTTAATTTTGGGTCGGAATCTTATGGAGCCGAAAGCACGGCGGACCGTTATTCAATAACAAATTTAAAATCGGCACGAAACAATGGTGTTGGTTTAGCGTTCAAAGTTTATACGTCAGTCAATCCGACGTCCGCAAGTTCAACAATTACTATTTATATTAATTATATGAAAATTAATGTGTAATGAAAAAATCAATATTTGTATTATTATTTTTTATCATTCTTTTATTTGGTGCGAACAAATGTCAAGCACAATTGGGATTGTTTAAATATTCAACAGTATATGCGGGAATTGGTTTAAATAATTCAATTGATAATTTAAACACCTATTCAATTCAAAATAACATATTATCAGAAACAACAATTGACAACAAATTTAATTATCGGATTGCGTTCGGAATTAAACGTCTTGCACGTTTAAATTATGAAACAAAGGGGAAATCATATTTTGACGGGACTGAAACAAAGTGGGGATTGTTTCGGTCTGGTCTTTTGAATGGTTTAGAATATAATTTTTCATTTGAAAAAATTCGGGACCGTTCAATTGAATATGAAAACACAAATATATGGACCCGTTATTTGGGAAAATATTATCAAATAAAACTTGAATCAACAAAGTTGCAAGGGATTGACCTTCGTTATAAATCAATTGATTTGCGTTTTAAGGCCGATATTAAAGCGTTTCAAGCAACATTCGGTGTTGTTGGTAGGTTTCACCCCGCACACGGTGTTGAACCTTTTAAAAGGGATTTTTCAACAAACAATGAATTTCAACAAATAGCAAATAATTTAGGATATGAAAACCAATTTTATTTTAATGACGCAAACGGGAATGGATTGGTTGACCGTTTAGAACAATATTTTTATCGTTGGATTTATAATGGTCAAGTGATAGCAGAAACAACAAACGAATTTTTTAAATATCAATATTCAAATATTATCAATCAATACAATCGTGAACAAATTGATTTATTAGGAACACAAACAACAATGTCAATGGTCATTGGTTTAAATTGGTATAAATACAACGACAATTTTCACACACTCATTTGGTTGAATGTTTTGCCGCAACACAAAGCGTTGACACAATACGGATATAAAAGCGGAATTGATTATGATTTCGGGGCGTCAATACAAAAGAATATTAATAATAATATTTCGGTTTATATGGAAATCGTTTATTTAAGTTTTTTTGATAAACAAAATTACACAGTGAACACGGGTTTAAATTACATAATAAAATGAAAAACGAAACTTTTAAAATTTCAGAATCCACAAATTTGACATTGGATTTAAAAACAATAATCATTGTAATTGGTTTCACAATATCATTGGTGTCGGTTTATTATTCATTATTGAATCAAATTGAGGACGCCAAATTATTGCCAACACCAACATTGACGGCAACGGAATGGAAAATCAAGGACGAATTGATTCGGACGACAGTGCAACAGAACGCACAAGCGTTAGAGGAAATAAAACAACAATTGAATAAATTAGAAAATCGGATTTATGAAATATCTAAATAAATTATATATAATAATATTGTTTTTCATTTGTAATTTGGCCCATTCTCAATCATTTTTGGACAATGAAATTTCGGTCGTTGAATTCAATACCGATTGGAATAAAACAAATCATTTTGAAGGACTTGACAACCTTAAAAATTGCAAATCATTCAATATTAGTTTGTGTAAAAATCCAAATTATATGAACGATTTTGAAATTAAACAACCAACAATTGTGATTTATAATAATGGAAATGAATTGAAACGGTACAAATCAAACATCATGTTCACTTTTGATATTAGAATCAAAGACATTCAAAAAGAAATTGACAAATTGTTGTTTAATAAATTCAATTAATTATGAAATATATTTCAAAGAATTTCACAAAAGCCGAAATGATACGTTCAAACACGGCGACACGTCTTGGAATTTCAAATGAACCGAACGAAGACGCAATTGACAATTTGGTTTTATTAGCAAAAAATTTATTACAACCATTGCGACAACATTTGGGACCCATACGAATCACGTCGGGATTTCGTTCGCCCGATTTATGTGTTGCATTGGGGTCAAAAAAAACTTCACAACATACATTGGGAATGGCGGCGGATTGTGTTTTTATTTCACGGGGAAAAATGGACAACAAAAAATTGTTTGACGCGGTCATTGGTTTAAATTTAGAATTTGACCAAATGATTAATGAGTTTGATTATAAGTGGATTCATATTTCATATAATAAAGACAACAACCGCAAACAAATTTTGGACGCATACAAGGACGAAAATAATAAAACAAAATATCAATTTCACCAATTAAAATTTAAGTCATTATGATAAAAAATATTATATCACAACTAATTGGCAACGCGGGTTCCATATTGGACGAAGTAATAACAACAGATGAGGAACGGGCCAACGCAAAACAACGTCTTGAAACATTATTAAAAGACCACGAAAAACAAATGTTTGAATTAGAAGTTGCGGACCGCAAAAGTGCAAGAAATTTATATAAAAACGATAGTCAGATACAAAAGATTCTTGCGTCAATATTCACAATTGCTTATTTCACATTATCATTTGTCATGTTTCGTTATTTTGTGATTGGTGATTTAACACTTGGCGAATTTGAAATTTCCTTTATATCAACAATATTTGGTGCCATGTCCGCAAAGGTCAACACAATTGTGGATTTCTTTTTTGGCGGTTCAAGTGATAAAAAACAATAGATGAAAGACGAAATAATATTAATTTTGTCGGATTTACATATTCCATATCACCATGTGGACGCGGTTTCGTTTTTAAAAGCAATCAAAAAAAAATACAATATAAAAGACAACAACCCTAATCATCATATTTGGGGAATTGGTGATGAAGCGGATTTCCACGGAATTTCAATGCACGATTCCGAAACTTCACTTCCGACACAACACAATGAAACGTTGCAAGCCCGCAAAGTTTTCAAGGAATTGGAATCGTTATTTCCAAAAGTTGTATTGGTCCACTCAAATCATGGTTCCATGTTATACCGACGCGGGAAAAAACATGGTATTCCAAATTATATGTTGCGTGATTATAACGAAGTTTTGGGGGTTGGCGACGGTTGGAAATGGTTTCCCGATTATAAACACAAAATGTCAAATGGTCAATGGGTTTTCATGACCCATGGAATGAAAAAAAATGGATTGACACTTGCAAAGGAAATGGGAATGTCGGTCATTCAAGGCCATTATCACAGTGAATTCAATATTTCGTACACTTCAAATCCCATGTCCCTTCATTGGTCCTTAATGTGCGGGTGTTTGATTGACGACAATTCAATGGCGTTTGCTTATAACAAGGTTAATTCGGTCCGTGTAATATTGGGAACCGCAATCATCATAAACGGACAACCCAAATTGATTCCCATGGTGTTGAAACGTGGTGGCCGTTGGAACGGTGAAGTCAATTAATTAACATTCAAGTGTTTACAAATATCTAATCATTTTTTTTGATTATTCTTAATCTTATATAATATTTGTGTCAAATAAAACACAATATTATGCGAAATTTTAAAAAAGTATTAGTCAACCACATTATTGACAGAACGGAAAAAAATGAAATCCCTTCAATTGTTCAAACACAATTTAAAGGAAATTATAAAATGTATTTATACACATTGACAACGCCGCAATTGGGGGATATTATCCTATATAAAAGATAATAAGAATTTTTGTTTTATAACTTGTAATTTTGCGGAATGGATTTTCATTCTAAATTATATAAGATTTTAGACGATAATAATATTTTATACGAACGGGACGACACTAATCAAAAAAACCGTGATGTTGCAATCAAAATAATATTAGAGTTTAAAAAACGTAAAGCGAAAAAATTAAAAAAGACAATCGTCAACGACGACGATATACTAAACACTTATTTGATGATTGGCATGGAAGGAATAAAAACCATGTTCAATCGTCATGGGTGTTATTTATATCACACGCAATTTGTATATGATATTTTATTTTATCATTACAAGGGAAAATGGAAAACCATTGAAAGTTTAATTATTAAAAAAATAAAAAATGGGACAATCTGAAAATATTAAAATGGATATATTAATTCAATCACGTGATTATTTTATCAAAATGAATTTATTGGAACAAAAAACAATTTTGAAATTAATAGGATTGAAAAAAATAGATATTGAAAAAATAAAGGGAACCGAAGACAAATCCATTGAAAACAAAATGATTGAAACATTTACAATTGAATATCAAAAAATTTTAGATAAAATAATAAACAAAGATTCCGACATTGATAAAACAATTGACGGATTTGACGAATTTTATGATTGCAACATGTATTTGTGTAATCAAAACAAATCGGATTTTATAAACTTAAAAAATAATTATTAATGAAAACAGAAACATTGAAACAAATATATAATGAATTTAATCTTGACAAAGACGACATTTTTGTGTTAAAATTTGGAAATACAAAAAAACCAATTATCACACGCGGCGGCATTGAAAAAATAATGAAGGAATTGCGGATTCAAATTAAATATGATATTCAAAAAATATCCGACGACCACAAATATTGTGTGATTCAAGCGACGGGATTTATATTTCCACATAACAAAGCCGAGGACATTGTCATGAACGGTCAAACACCAAAGCCAAAACACGTCATGGCGTCATTTGGTGAAGCAAGTCCACAAAACAACAAATCACCTTATCCAATAGCAATGGCCGAAAAACGTGCAAAATCACGTGTGGTCCTTCAAATGTCGGGTCTATATTCACAAGGATTCATGGGTGAAGACGAATCGGACGATTTTAAGAAAAAATCCCACGATCAAATTGAAACAAAATAACAGATATAAAATGGCAAAAATTTTGACATATTACGACAAAAAAAAGTCCTGGTATATTTACGGCAAAGGATATGTGAATTGTATTGAAACGGACGGCGGAACGGGGCATGATTATGCGGATATAAAATTTGGTTCGGGATATATATTATTCACAGGAACCGAAGACGAATTAAATAAATATTTATTAACATTTAAGGACAATGAATTTAAGGTGCGAGGGGTTTTCGTTTACAATTCAACGGAATTTTTGATGTGGAAACATGGTCCATATTACGACGAAACAAAAGATGAGAACATTAAACCGTCTAGTGAAAATCGCAACTTATTATAATAGAATCAAAGATATTGAATTTTATCGCGATTACCATAATAAAAGAATAGTTGACGCACGGTCAATTGTTTATAATATCGCACAAAATGATTTGAATTATACTATCGGCGAATTATCCGATTATTTTAATAAACAAAATATATATATATTAGAATTATTAGAACACCACAAATGTGAATATAAAATCATAAATTATTATACACAATTACATGATAATATTCGGACACAATTTTTGGAATGGAACGAATCAAAACTAGATTTGCAATATTCTATTATTAAAACGCAATACGACAATGATGTGGCACAAAAATATGAAATCATATTGAATGAAAATTGTCGTTTAATCCATGAAAATGAAAAACTAAAATATAAATCAAAAAAAAATTATTATGTATAAATTAAGAGGACGAATAACAGAAATCAAAGACACACAAATTATTAACACAAAAAACGGAGACGCGGAAATTCACAAATTTATTTTAGAGGAAACCGAATCGGGATTTAATCACACATATATGTTTGAAATATTTGGCAAAGAAAAAAAAGAAACAATGCCGAAATATAAAATTGAAGATTATGCGACAATTACATTTTATATAAAATCAAGACAATGGAATGATAAATTTTATTATTCATTACACCCACACCACATCAATGTTGAAGACAACACCGAATTCAATTCAGTAGAAGACAAAAAATTTGCAGAAAAAAACGAAATGCCGTTTTAATTATTAACCACACACAAAAACAAAAAAACCATGGCGAAATATAGACAATTACACACAACATTTTGGGACGATTCATTAATATTGGATTTAACACCCGAACAACGATATTTTTATATTTATTTACTAACGAACCCAAATGTCAAACAATGCGGTATTTATGAAATCAGTTTGCGACAAATTGTTTTTCATACGGGATATAATAAAGACACGGTCATTAATTTATTGACATTATTTGAATCATTAAAGAAAATCAAATACAGTAAAGACACCAACGAGGTTGCTTTGCTCAATTTCCTTAAATATAACGGGTCCGAATCACCTTCAATAAGGAAATGTATTGAAAAAGATTTAAAAGCCGTTAAAAACAAAGATTTGATTGAATTAATACAATGTGAATACACAGTGTCAACACAGTGTGGTGGTAATAATAAGAATAAAGAGAATAAAGAGAATAATAATAATAATAATAATAAGAATAATAAAAACGGGAATGGTGTTGATTATTATAATAATATTGCATTTCCTAATTATTATGACATTCATTATGTTAAAAGAATAGAACGCGACGACGAAATGATGAAAAAATATAAAAACCATTTGATTGCGTTGGGATATGAATGCGTCGTTTCATATAATGGTGAACCAAAATGGCGTAAACGTAAAGAAATAAAAGCATGACCAATTTATATTTAGACGACAAAGAATATAAAAACCAATTGATTTTGGACGCAATATCGGAATGTTGTCAAGTGCCAACAAATTCAGATGTTCGCATTTGTTCAAATTGCAACAATTTTTGTGGAATTTATTTTAATGAAATTGAAGACAATTATTAATAATTTATATCAGTAAAACAAAATGATTAAACATAAAAAAGTTTATTGCACATTTTTCAATTATAATATAGGTGATAATATAATTTGTGAATGTTGTCAACATAAAAAAGCCGTTGACATTCACCATATCAAACCCCGTGGCATGGGTGGAACCAAATGTTGTAATATAAACGAAATCCCTAATTTGGTTGCATTGTGTCGTGATTGTCACAATAAAGCGGAATCAAATAAATCGTTTAATAAAAAAGTTCAAATAATACATTTAAAGAATATTATAAAAAAATTAGAAAATGAATGAATTGCAAAAAGAAATGAAGGAATTAGAAAATAATAAATATTGGAAATATATTACAACACTTGGTGAACGTGCGGTTGTATATAATAATAGAATAAACAAAGAAATCAATTTGTTTAAAGAACTATCAAAAACGGAACGCATAATGTTAAAGAAAATATTTTTGAAAGTAATAAAACAATTAGATGATGTATAATAATATTAATAATATATTGTCGTACATTTATGATTCCTTTTCAAAGGTTTTTTTGTATTGTGTTAAAGGGTGCGGGGATTCGTCTTTGTACCCTTTATTTTTTATGGATATAATATGAAAGAAATTAATTTTGACGATTTATTGAACATGTGTGGTCATAATGTATATGACACGGAATATTCAATTAAATTATCTATTTCATGTAGAACATCAACACACACATTGTTTAAAGACATTAAAAGACATTTAAACGATAATTTGGGAATGAAGGTCAACAACGCACAATTGTTTGAATTTATGGTTGTTGAAATGTATAATTCAATTAATAATAATAAATTTTAGTATATGCCGAACATTCCTTATTCAACAGATTACAAACACACGCGTGTCGTTAGAAAAAAAAATAATAAATCTTATTCGGCACCCGAGCATGTGAAGTTGTACAAGTCACGTCGGTGGCGGAACCTTCGGGCCATGTTCGTTCGTTACAATCCATTATGTGTTGCATGTAAAGAAAAAAATATAATAAAGGAATGTTCAGTTGTGGACCATATTATTCCCGTGAGTGAGGGCGGAACCTTCTATTCATGGAAAAATTTGCAATCCTTATGTCGGACATGTCATGCACGTAAAACGGCCGCAGAAGTCAACAAAAGGGTCAAAGAACGTAAAAAAAAAGCACATGAACAATAAAATTTTTTTTGTAAAGGGTAGGGGGGGGAAAATCACAAAACAAAAACACATGGTGAA